ATTTTCAGGGGTGGAAGAACCTAACCTGGGGGGTTTGCAGACTGCTGTGTCAGTAAGAGCAACTGACACACGCGCACACGAAACAAAATTGCCTCCCGAGTGGGGAGCGGGGTTTGCAAGGCGCTGGATGGTCATGCGGTGCGCCCCTCATCGGGACTATTGGCACCCGTTGAATCGTCGCAGCATGGGCCGATATTCCCGTACATGTGCCGACGAACAATCACCCGGATCATTTCGCTCAGCTTGCGGTCTTCACGTGCTGCCAGCTTCGTGAGGTCGATCAGCTCACGCTCTGTGAACCAAGCCTTGATGGGCTCGGAATGTTTGCGGTCATCAATTGTCATTTTTATGCTCCATCAAAAAATCCCCGCCGATCCGTACTCAGCATTGCCCAATGGAGTAATGGACGCTGACGCACAGACCAGCGCGAACGGTCACGCCAACATGGCGGGGAAAACCAGCCGACCAGCCATGCACCACGCCATGAACCACCAACGATTCACGCTCAATGGACATTGGGCTGGTCATCAACTTGTCTCTCTCGCTCAGGCAACTTGCATGCTTGCAGTCACACGGCGCACCAGCTCTGTGGCCGTGGTGTCGGCCAGCTCAGGCCAGATGCGGGCGAAGTCATCCGGGCGCATTTCGCGCCGGGTCACCGCGCCTTCGGTGAAGACTTCAATGGCGGCCATGTGCACCACGGGCACAGGTTTGTCGCCACTGATCCAGTCAGCCACTTGTGGCGGCTTGATGCCCAGATGGCGGGCCAGTGCGGCTTGCCGTCCGTGTTCTTGTTTGAGCCAGTCATGTAGTTCCATGACGGGCATTATTAGCCACGACATAAGCACTGTCAATAGCCTTAGATGAATTCCTTTTCTTAGCCCTTGACTATCTAATGCAACTCGTGCAAACCATTGATGAAACCAGACGCCAGCGCCTTGACATGCTGATCAGACAGCATGGCGGCATTGCGCCGCTCAATGAATCAATTGGTTTAGCCAGAACTGATGCAACCATTTCACAAATTAAAAACAAATCTGTTCATTCAAAAACAGGGACACCCAGAGCCATGGGTGATTCGCTTGCCCGAAGAATTGAGGTTGCACTGAGCCTTCCCAGCGGATGGATGGACACTCCGCCCACTCAGGCGGAGCGCAATGGCATTGACGATCAACGATCCAAAATTGCCCAGCTCATGGAGTCATTGCCGGATGACCAATTGGCTGTCGCTCTACGATTGCTTGATGCGCTTGCGAAACCAGAGCAGGGCAACGGCACCAACGGATGAAGGCAGGCCCAGCCAGGTTGCGGTCGTGATCTGGCTGGACAAGTTCAGGCAACGGGATCGTTGAGTACTCCCAACTCAACAAAGATGGCCGGTTGCAGGCTGGCCGTGATCCGGTTGAGGTTACGGGCCAAGGCCACCAATTCAGCTTCCACATCGTTCAGGTTCAATGCCCTGCATCGGGTGATGGCGCTGTTGATCCCATATTCGGCCCTGTTCAGCTCATAGGCCAAACCTCCCACGTTGCCCATGGTCTTTTTGACCCTGGACGCCATGACCGCCGCGCGGTCTGACTGCGTGTTTTTCTCTTCCATGCGATTCCTTGAAGCACCCGCCCAGCGCGGGTGTTGCTATTTTCCCAAAATAATTACGTTGTGGCTATTGCATAATCTTTACGTTGTGGCTAAGATTTTGCCCATTGCCACTCATTCAAGGAGATTTCACATGAGCCCCTACCTGCTGGAAAACCTCTATCACAGCCTTGGCCGACCACGTTGGTTTTGGCCGAGCGTCATGGCCTTGCTGCTGGTGCTGATCGTCATCGGCTCCAGCGTCAGCCCTGAATTCGAGCTGATGTACTGAGCGCAGCCGTGGACAAGCTGCCGCCTCCAACGTGTGAGCAGTTGCGTCATGCCTTTGAGCAGTTGGCCGCACGGTGCAAGGAACTCAAGCCCTTGAATTTCATGCAGGCCATGGAGCACCCAACGTGGTCACGTGTCATTCGCTGCAAGGCCAGCGCAGACCGCAAAGAGGAATTCAAGCGCAACACCACCAGGCGCGTGAAGTTGGTGCGCCGCATCAACCCGGCCACCGGCCAGTGGTTCACCCAGCGAGTCCCCGGCGAATTTGACGCCGATCAACCCCAGTTTTTTTAACCACCAACCGAGAAACACATGACAGACCTTTCCATTGAGCAAGACATTCAAGCCGCCGGTGCCAATAAGTACCCGCGCATCACCCCTGCCGACATCGAGGCAAACATTGCCGACGAGTATTACATCAACGCTGGGGATGCCACTCTTTCTGAAATGCGGAATGTAGGCATTGACGGTAGCCACCCGCTTGATTTGCTGACATTTTGTGTGTTGGTGCTGCGCAACGGGTTCACTGTGACTGGTGAGTCGGCTTGCGCAAGTCCTGAAAACTTCAACGAAGAAATCGGCCGAAAAATTGCGCGTCAAAACGCCATTCAAAAAATTTGGCCGCTCATGGGCTATGAGCTTCGCAGTCGGCTTGATGAAGCCTCTCGCAAAGACGCTTGCATTCGTGCTTGCGAAGGTTGATCCACAAACGAAAGACAAAACCCATGAAAGCCTTTTCCGTTTTTCTTCAAGACCTGAATCTGGGTCAAACCCACTCACTACTGACGCAAGACCTGCACGACCTGTTGCAGACCGTCAAAAGCACCGGGCGCAGTGGCACCCTGACCGTCAAGATCAAAGTTTCAGCGGCCACCCGTGGCGGTGACGTTGACAAGGTGACCATTGCCGCCGATCGCAAATTGGAGCTGCCCAAGCCAGAGCAGCCCACTGACTTTTTCTGGCTCACGGATGACGCCGAGCCGACCCGCCAGCACCCACGCCAGCACGACCTGGACTTGCGTGACGCCAAGACCCCTGCCGAAACACCGCTGGCCGCGCTCAAGCAAGCCAGTTGATCGGCCATTGCCTCTTTTTCATTTCCCACCAACCTCCCGCAAAACACACCATGACCAACGAAATCACCATGCAAGACACGCCCGAGCTGTTCGACATTGCGCAGCACCTCATGAACCAAGCGGCTGCCGCGCTCAAGCCCGAGCAAGTGGCACACGCCACCTTTGTGACCGTGCCGCCCGGTTACAGCCACAAGGATGTGACGGAGCTGGTGCGCAAGGCCGCACCCATGCCGCACCGCAAGCAAGGCGTTATCGAGCTTGCCAGCGTGGACAGCTTCATCACCTTTTGCAAAGAGCAGCAACGCGAGGCAACGGGTTATATCTACGCCAACCCGGACACGCTCACCATGACTGCCGTGTTCAACGACAACCGCTCAGCCGATGCGGGATGGCGTGACCATCAGGCCAAGTTCCAGGCCAAGTTCACGCCCGAATTTCAGCGCTGGCTGGAAAACAACGGGCACAGCCGCGCCAAAGGCCAGACCGAGTTTGCCGAGTTCATTGAAGACAACTTGGCCGACATCACCGAGCCAGCCGCGCAGCAGTTGCTGGAAGTTGCCAGCACCATCCAGGCCAAGACCGACATCAATTTCAGCAGCGCCAAGCGCCTGCATGACGGCCAGGTGCAACTGGGCTACACCGAGACCATCAATGCCAGTGCCGGTGCCAATGGTGCGCTCCAAATCCCCAAAGAATTCGCGCTGGGCTTGCGCATCTTCAAAAACGGTGACGGCTACAAGCTCCGCGCCCGCCTGAAATACCGACTGGGCAACGGCCAGGTCAAGTTCTGGTATGAGCTGGATCGACCCGAGCGAGCCGTGGAGGACGCTTTTGCCGGGTATGTGGATGCCGTGTCTGAGCGCAGCGGCTATGTGGTGTTGCTGGGCAATGCGTGAGGCTGCAATGACCAAGCCAAAGACACCGCAAAAAGTCCAGAGTGCACCCCTGTTGCTGGAGCAGGCCAGGGGCCACATGGAGGCCCGCGCATCGACCTATGACCAGCCAGGGGGTGAGCGCTCCATGGGCAAGGCCGTGGCGGCATTCAACGCCATCACGGGCCGTGCGCTGGCCGAGTCTGAGGGTTGGTTGCTGTTGCAGTTGCTCAAGGATGTGCGTCTGTTCCAGCGACCCGGCTACCACGCCGACAGCGCCGAGGATTGCATTGCCTATGCAGCCCTCAAGGCCGAGGCCAAGGGGATGGGCCGATGACGCGCATGACCGATTCGCATGGCGGCTTGCATGTCAAGGTGTCCGCGCAGCGCAAGAGTGACAGCCTGCGAAGCCGTGTGGAGGCCGAGTTGCTGAAAGCCTATGAGCCGATCAGCGCGGAGCGCATCGCCACCCTGTTGCATGATCCATCCATTTCGGTGGCAAGTGCCATCCAGGCGCTGGTGAGCCAGCAACGCGCCTACCGTGCCAGCCGCCGTGGTCGCACCAGCTTTTACCTGTGGGGCCGTGACCCGAGCGCATCCGTTGGCAAGGTCAAGGCCCGCGCGGGATCTGATGCCGATGTGATGAAGCGCCCGACCTATGACGGGCGTGAATTGCGCCGCCTGCCGATCCCTGAGGGCCGGTACCGGGCGTATGAGTTGCCCAGCTTGGTCAATGGCAAGCCGGTACCGCCGCGCGGCATTCATGCCCAGTGCGTTGGCCTGCCTTTCAAGCACGACCTGACGCGAGGCACCTGATGCGCAAGCAATCGGCCTATGCACGAAAGCGCAGCCGCATGGATGCGCCCTGCACCTACAGCATATTGACCGAGCTGTCGGCCAGCCCGACCCAGCCCATGGCGCTGCATCGCCGCTCTTACCAGCTCACGCGCATGTGGCAGGGGCTCACGGCCATTGAACGTGCGCCAGAGCCCAGCAAGGACGATTGGCGCGTTTGCAGTGATGCGGTGAACCTCATGGAAACGCTGATCACATCGAATGGCGGGCTTTGGCCTGACTGCGATGGCGATTTGGTGCACATCCAGGACGCGCAAGGCTTGCTGCAAGACGCCATCGCGGCACTGGCAATGGCTGGAAAACGCAACCTCAGTGGCGGAAACATCCGACTTGATGCACGGGGCATTGTGGCCGTTCGCGGCATCTTGGAGGACTACCAGACGATTTTGGAAACGCTGCCAGAGCGCACCCTGATTCGGGCGCACCGGCTCACCGAAATCCGCATCAAAGAAATCCTGCGCGGCAAGACCCAGCCGCACGACATTGAAATCATCGACCTTTGACCATCATGTTTCTGAAAACCCAAAAAACCCACCCTGATGCAGTGCTGCCGGTCTACGGATCGGGAGGCGCTGGCTGCTTTGACCTGATCGCTGTTGAAGTCAATGGCGGCAAAGATGCTGTCAACGTACTGAGCGGTGCGCCAGTGCTTTGCAACATCGGCCTTGCCTTTGAAATTCCAGTGGGCCATGTGATGCTGATTTTTTCGCGCAGCGGCCATGGCTTCAAAAATGCCGTGCGTTTGAGCAACTGTGTTGGCGTCATTGACAGCGACTACCGTGGCACCGTCCAGGTCAAGCTGACCATGGACGCCAGCGCCGAATACCGCCCCATGCAGATCAAGCCCGGTGACCGTGTGGCGCAAGCCATGATCGTGCCCAGCCCTTACGTGCACTTTGAGTTGGCCGAGAAACTTGGTGAGACCGAGCGCGGTGATGGAGGCTTTGGGAGTACGGGCGCATGAATACTTGGCCCTTCCCAGCTTTTCCGCTGCCACCCTACAAAGAGCCACGCAAATCGCGCATGCCGCTCTACCCGGTGGATGCCGAGGAGTCGCCGCTATGACCAGCCACACCCTGATCGTTTGCAAGGGCGTGAATGCTGATGGCAGCGAGTGCGCAAAGGCCGAAGAATGCGCCCATTTCAGCGCATTTGGCATCGACCACAAGACGCTGAATTTGTGTGAGCAGATCGGTGAGCCCATGCACTTTTTCAAGCCTTGGCGTGACATGGTGCGTGAAGGCGGTTTTTTGTCCATCAAGTTCATCCAGGCCACGCCGCAAATGGAGTTGCTGCCATGAGCGACTGGAGCTGCTGCAACCCTGTTGGCAAATGTGAGCGCGGCCTTGGCTGCCCAGCGGGTGGCGCTTGCCATTCCATGCCTGGATGCGCTGACACGCTTTGCCCAGGCCATCCGGGATCAGCAAGGGTTGCCAGGGTCAAGCGCAGTTACCCGAAAAAAGCGCCCATGCTGGCCGCAACGTCACGCATCTACATCAAGCATCTTGCGCGGGCAATGCTGTTGTTTGTGCTGGTTGCAATGGCCTGCGCCGCCGCCGTTTCGATGATCTCGCGATACCCACCGAAAACCGATTGCACCAAGTTGATGGGCATGTGGAATGGCAACCCACCTGCTTATCTGGTTTTGAAGTGCAAGGGCGCTGCGGAGGCCAAGCCATGACGCCAATGCCAGCCGCATACAACCGATGCAGGCCGGCGCAGCCATCCGAGCGCTGCCGCAACTGCAAGCGGTGGCTCGACCATCCAGAGCAGACCACCTGGAATGTTGTCCCCGTGGTCAACGTCCAAAACCACCAGAGCAAGGCATGTGTGCACATGCCGATTTCAAGGATGCAATGACATGAGCGAAATCAAGACATTCCAGACACGCAAGCCAACCTGCCCACACTGCGGGCACGGCATGACCGACGATGAAATGCTGCAAGACCCCGGCGACCTGTACCGGCTGCCATGGCTTGAGGGTACCGGCTCAACCGAGTGCCCGCATTGCGAACAAACCTATTTCGTGCAAGGCGGTTACATCCCGCACTACACCAGCGCAAAAACGGAGGTGGAGCTATGAGCATGCAATCACTCAGACCCGATGTGTACGCCGCCATTTGCTTTGCCCTTTGGCATCACCAGGGCGGCAATTCACCCGTGGGCCAGCCGCTGCGTCCAATGCTTGGTCTGGGGCAACACGACCACATGACGCCAGACCAGCTTGAAGCCGCCAAGCGTTTGGCAAAAGCCATTGAAACCATTGATTTGACCGTTGGAATTACGACAGGAGAAACCGCATGAGCAACAAACACGACCCATACGCCAGTGAAGAAGAATCGCTGGCCGTGCTGCAAAAAGACACGCGCACCAGTGCTGAAAAGCGCCTGGATCAATTGCTTGAAGAGCGTTGGGCCAACGAGCAAGGCGTGGAGCTTGAGGGTAAATACAACATCCTGCGCCAGATCGCGCTGGAGCTGTTGGAGCAACGCAAGCCGCCACGGTTCCCGGAAGAGTCCAAGCAATTCAAGGAGTGGTATGACGAATGGTGGCTGGGTGACGGCCAGCAAGGCGAAATCATCCCCGGCAGCGCTGATGCCGACTTTCCCAAATACCTTGATGGCTACACGCTGGCTTTCGGCGCATGGATGGCGGCAAAACATGCTGCGAATGAATTGAAGGGGCAAGCATGAATGCCGATGAGTTGAAACTGATTTTGGACACCGTGAAATCGGTGGCCGACACCGCTGGCATTGCTGGCATCACTTGGATTTGCATCCACTACCTGACCATTGCCATTGGACACATTGCCGTCCCGTTTGCGTGGGCGGGTGGGTTGATCATGGTGGCCCGCTATCTTTCAAAAGTTTTGATTGAGTCCGAGCGAAGAAAAGGTGATGTCAAGCAACTCGCTAGCGCAGATGAAATTGAAAAAACAAAACGGGCGGGCATTGAGTTGCAAAAAACAGTGCAGGAAACAGAGCTGGCAAAGGTCAAAGCGCAGCTTGCAGACCAGACTGTGCAGCTCCGATCCATTGCCGCAGCCGCTGGCATCAAGTATTCCCAGTGGTCTGGCCTCATGAGCAGTGAGCTGGAAAAAATCATCGACAAGGTGAAGTCATGAACGTCATTGATTTTTGTGAAGCTCCGCGCACCATGGCCGAGGTTTTGAATGCAGGATTCACCCGCGACCAGATTTACAACAACGTCAAGCATGGAAAGCTGGTCAACCTGACGCGCCGTGACGCATGGGGCCGCACAACACACAACAGGCCAGGTTTGTTTCAGGCCGCTGAAAACTGGGATGGCGGCCTGGAAGGCCACAACTTCAACGGGCGTGAGCGACTTGGCGGCCAGGTGCAACACTTTGACGCCAAGCCTTTGGTTGCTGCATGGGGGGCATTGTCATGAACACAGCTTTTTTGCTCATGGCCCAGTACAACGCCAAGGCAGTCATCCCGGTTGATGTGGTTTGCAAAGACTATTTCCCCCACCTGGACAGCACCAAATTTGTCCGCAAGGTAAGCGCCGGTGAAATCAAAATTCCACTGGTGAGGATTGAAGGCTCACAAAAATGCGCCAAGGGCGTGCACCTGCAAGACTTGGCCGACTATCTCGACAGGCGAAGGGAAGCGGCCATCAAGGAATGCGATCAGCTCAGTCGCTCAAATTGAGGAATCTACAATGCAGACCATGGACACCCAGCAAACAGACAGCACGGCGGCAAAAATGCACATGAAGGTCAGCCCAAAAGGCATGACCTATGTGTGCTTTGTCACGTATCGGCCCATTGACCAGATTGAAGACCTGGACGCCTATGCCGAGAAACAGGCCCGTGCAAGTTTTGTCTATGAGTCTGATGCGCAGTGGTTTTGCAGGCAATTCAATGAGGCGGTAGCTCGAAAGGTAGAGCCGTTCATTTGAACGAGTGGTGCAGGGTTCGAGTCCCTGCCCGCCTCACCAAAAACGGCCCATTTCGGGCCGTTTTCTATTGGACAAAGTGCGTCCAATCACATTGACAACTTCAGAGGCCTGCGGGCTACTGGTGCAACATTCGGTGCAACATAAAGCGCCATATATGCTCTATGTCATTGATGCAAAATGAGTTTTTTGGATTCATCGCATCAGTCCATCATCGGCGCAACCGACAAACGCCACATCGTTGATTTCAAAGGATTTTCAGGAAAATCAACGACTTGCGCGGGATTTTTGTCTGTCTCGTTTGCTGTCATTCAATGCGTTTTTGGTCTATTTGGTGCAACGGTGCTACATTTCGGTGCTACAAATTTCAGATGTTGCACCGAAGCCATGGGAACCATTACAGCACGAAAGCGCAAGAACGGGTCAACCGCCTATCTGGCCCAGATCAGGGTCAAGGCCGGGGGCAAGGTGGTGCACACCGAGTCCCAGACCTTTGACCGCCAGCCTGCCGCCGCCCAGTGGCTTAAGCTGCGCGAACGTGAGCTGGCCCAGCCAGGTGGGCTGGATGCCGCCAAATCAGGCGACCCCTACTTGGCCGATGTGATCGACAAATACATCAAAGAGTCACGGCGCAACTACGGCAAGACCAAAAAACAGGTGCTGGCAACCATCAAGGCCGCGCCCATTGGCAAGCTGCGTTGCTCAGAGATCGGCAGCCCCGAGCTGATGGCCTTTGCCAAGTCCATTGGCGGCCACCCTTCCACCGCTGGCAACTACATGAGCCACCTTGCCTCTGTCTTTGCCATCGCCAGACCGGCATGGGGCTATCCGCTGGACAAGCAAGCCATGGATGACGCCAGAACCGTGGCCGACAGGCTTGGCGTGATCGGGCGATCCAGCCGCCGCGACAAGCGTCCCAGCATTGAAGAGCTGGACAAGCTCATGGCCTATTTCGCGCTCTACGAGGCCAAAAACGCGCCCAAGGCCTACCCCATGCGCCACTTGATCGGGTTCGGGATTTTCAGCACCAGGCGGCAAGAGGAAATCACGCTGTTGGAGTGGGATGACCTGGATGAGGCCAAATCCACCATCATCGTGCGCAACATGAAGCATCCAGGCGAAAAGATCGGCAACGATGTGCGCGTGGACATCCCGCCCGAGGCCATGGCCATCATCCGTTTGCAGCCGCGCACCGGGCAATTCATCTTTCCCTACCAGTCCAAGACGATCAGCTCATATTTCACCAGGGCATGCAAGGTGCTGGGGATCGTTGACATCCGATTTCATGACTTGCGCCACGATGGGATTTCACGCCTTTTTGAGCTGGGCAAGACCATCCCCCAAGCCGCATGCGTTTCAGGTCACCGGAGCTGGGTTTCTTTGCGCCGGTACACCCACATTGAGCAGACTGGCGACAAGTACGCCGAATGGCCGTGGATCAGGGAGATTTGCCAGCAGGCTGCGCAGCTTGATCAGTCAATGCGTGGGGGTGGCTCGAAATCATCAAATCTACCCGCCTCACGCTCATAGCGCTCCGCCAGATCGCGGGCCTCAGCCCTGTCTGCGCCCACCCGGCGCTCAATCAGTTGCCTGAGACGCTTTTTGCCGTTTTCCCTGCGCCAGTCGCCAACGTCTTGGTCAGGGCTTTTGTGCATGCCGCGCCTCTTCAATGTCAAGGATGGCGTTGAGCTGGTCGGCCAGCTCCGCATGCGCCGCGCGGCAGACTGCTATTTGCTCCGCGAGGTCTCGATTGGTGCTGAATCTGAGCCCGTGGCCTGGATTACTGGCAGTGGCTGCGGCCTGATCCGAAGATTGGCTGGTAGCGGCTGGCAAGGGGGTGCCGATGGCGTTGAGCATGCCGACAGTGCCAGGGTCAAGGCAATCACGGCGGGTGAGCTGAGAAATTCGCGCATGGGCGGCTCCAAGTTGCTTGCTGAGGTTGCGGATTTGTTCGGCGTGACCGATGGCCCGCTGGTCGGCCATGTCCTGCATGGCCTGACGGCTTTTTTCAGCGGCTTGCTGGGCTTCAATTTGAGCCCTTGCAGCGATTCCCGCATGCCACTGGCACCCAAGCCATACCCCAAGCAAAAAAACGCCCAGAACGGCCATTGAGCGCCATGGGATGGCGGCAAAAAAAGGCATTACGCAAACTCCGTTGGGTTTTGAATGTCAATTTCGACAATTTCGCCGCGCTCGATGGCGTCTTTGACCTTGGTTTTGACCAGCTCGACGGCGGGCCGACTGGTGCCGCCCACCAGGCTCACATCGGTGGCCCGCATGCCCAGCAGCAAGCAGCCTTCGGTATCTTGCGCGGTGTTGCCTGCATGGATTCGGATGAACTCAAATCCAGGGACATCCAGCAACGTGAGCGTGTCGCGCCCAAAGCGGGGGGAGTTTTGGAGCGCTACCCGGTAAGTGCCCGATGGAATGGCCGTGTTGCCCTTGATTTTCCATTCGTGCACTGGTTGGCCCGGTATTTCGCGCACCTCATCTTCAAGGGTGTTGCACGTGAAAGCGCCATCAATGTAGAGCTTGCCGACAGTAGCCCCGCTAAAGCTGGGGTGGCGCAAAACGGTGAGTTTCATGGCTCAGCCCTCTTTGACTCTGGTTCGGATGATCAGCACCGCAAAACCGGCCATGACGGAAGTTTCGGCCAGCGTTGGATGCTCCACCCGCATGAGCGTGCCAGCGGCAAGCTGGTCAATGCCGAGCAACGGCAAGACCGGTGAAATCACCCCGCCGCCAGCGCCCAGGGCCAGCAGGCACCAGGCAGCGGCCTTGAGGCCATCGACGATGCGCGTGTGCATGTCAATTCCGGGCCTGAATGGAGCGGTGCGCTCCAACTTGTTGAGCCCTTCGGCCAGCACGATCATGGCGGCCATCCAGTGCAGACATTGCATGATGGATTCCATGTCAGATGCTCCCAGCAGACTTTTCAGAACCAAAACGGGTGATGGCGGTGCGCAGCACATGCTGGGCACCAGCACCAACGGCAAATGCGCCGCCGAGAAACAGGGAGTCAGGCATGTTGCCGATCATGAGCGCCAAGGGCGTCAGGTATCCCGCAGTGAGGGCACTGGCAAGCACCACGGCCATGCGCCGCAAGGTGGTGCTGATGAGGTGCTGCCAGGTGTCGCCAGACGATGGGACGCTGTTGAGCAGAATGATGGCAACCAATGAGCCAGCAAACCCGGCCAGCAGCACATCCGGGCGCAGTCCAAGCGGCACACCAAAGGCAATCAATGACGGCACTGTGGCAGTCGCAGCCACCATGGTGACGGTGGCAGATGTGGTGGCAAGTTCGGCCATTGCTTCCTCTGTTTATTTTTTATTCTCGAAAAGGCTCCGGATCGTCGCGCCACTCTGGGATTTCAGGATGTTGCGCATCCGGGAAATCTTCGCGCACAAATCCAAATTTTTCGATGGTTGAAACATCTTCAATAACAGTCCATTGTTTTGCTGCGTTGTCTTTCTCAATTCTGAAAATACTTCCTTCAAGCATCTTCACGAATTGGTAATGCTTTTCCGTGTCTGCAATTGCGTCGAGGTCTTCGCGCGAGTTAATGGCATTTGATTCCATACGTTGACTCCAGGTGATTGAATAAATTGCATGTGTCGGCGTGTGATGCGTGTCCACGCCATGAGGCTAGAAATTTATTGAGTGATTCATCGTCATTAAGCTTGATGTATTTTTGAATTTTTCTCTTTGCTGTCGTGACAGATTGCTTTCTCATGAGTTTGTGTCTCGGCCAAATCCTGTACCCGAGAAAATTTATTCCGCGAGTGACGGGAGATATTTGCCATTTACTCATTCGCAATCCAAGCTTCTCAATACTGAATTGCTCGATGTCTTCAAACCAGTTGCGAAGCTCATACGGATTGCTTGACAAAATCACAATGTCATCCATGTAGCGCGTCCACTCTTTTGCGCCAAGCTTGAAATGGATGAATCGGTCAACCTCTCCGCCATAGACGTTGGCAAATAGCTGGCTTGTCAGGCTGCCAATGGGCAGTCCCTTGCCTTGAGCTGGAACCATGGCTTCAATGAGTTTCAGTGTTTGGTGGCAACTGATTTTTTTCCTGATCAGGCGGTGAAGAATTTCCCGGTCAACGCTTGGAAAAAATTTGCTGTAGTCCGTTTTGAGAAAATGGGTTGCACCCGTGCGCCGCAAGCCAGCTTGCACATGCCTGACGCCGGCATGCGTTCCCATTCCTGACCGGCATGCAAATGTGCCAGGCATGAGCGTTTTTTCAAATATCGGGCCGATCACATTGACCAGCGCATGCTGGACAACACGATCCTTGAATTCAAGCGCATGAATGCTTCGCGGCTTTGGTTCATAAACAATGAATTCTCTAAATCCACCCTGACGCCAATTGCCGTCAATGATTTCTGACCGAAGGCGCTCAAGATTCAGCTCGGCATATTCCTTGAATTCAAGATAGCCCCATGTCATGCGCTTGCCGGACGATGTTTTGTGGAGCGCATCGCGCAGATTGTCAATATCCGCGACGCCCTCTATCAGGCGTTTGTACTTTTTACCCATGCAAGCACCCCACGAAGCCGGACACGACTTTCACACACGGTTTCCCGTGGCTACTCGTCGTTTTTCCGAACCCCCAAAGGTGTTTGCCGAAGCGGGACAGCAAGGCTGACCACATGGAAAATGGTCTGCCCATCATGCCGTGACAATGATGGAGCGATCCAACAAAGTTCCAGTCCTCACAGACGCCGCGAGCCCCGATGTTGTTGTTCGAGTTCGTAGGGGAGTTGTTCCAGTTCGAGCAACGCGAACCGGAGTTCGACGTTTCATCCCAGTTGCCCCCAAAGATCACGGCGTTATTACCCATGCTGCCCCCTGCGCTTTTGTTTTCCGATCCATGCCCCAAGGATTTTTCCGACTTCGGCCAACAATGCTTGCGCAGTCTTGACCTGATGAGGGGTAATGCCCTTGACGCTTTCACTCGACAAAAACCGCAGCCAAAACCGCAGATGCGACATGCCAGCATCCGCGATGTAGAGGCGAGAAACCTGAGTTGACTTCCCTGCCTCCACAAACAGTTGAACCTGACCCATGAGGCACTGAATGAACATGTCGCGCACAACCCCATGCTTTCTTGGCAAGTTTTGAGCAATGGGATACAGGTATGAAATCACGGTCTCATACTTCTCGACCACGGCCATGGGCTCATAGGTCTGTGTGCTGTCAAGTTCTGGTGTCATTGGTCAGGTGCCGGCGGCTGTCGCCGCCTTAATCAAGAATCAGGTGGTCACAGACGCCGCGAGCCCCGATGCTGGTGTACGAGACCGTAGGGGAGTTGACCCAGTCCGAGCAACGCGAACCGGAGCTCGACGCTTCAACCCAGGTGCCCCCAAAGATCACGGCGTTCTCCATTTGATACGTGCTGCCACGCCCGCCCGTGTTGGCTGTCCATCCAGCAGCGGCTGCGCCGCCGCCGAATTCATCGCCCCAAATCCACATGCATCCGGACGACTGGGCCATGCCCCATTTGCTGATGTATGTGGCATTCCATGTGGTGGAACCGGGGTCTGAGCCTATGGAAGATGCTTCGGTTGTCCCAAAGGCCAGTGCAGCAAATTCGGAATATGTTGGCGCTCGCTTGCCATGGCTGCGCAGCACCTCCAAGGCCTCCCACCAATTCAGTGAGCCATAGGCATTGGATCCGTTGCCGCCAAATTTCGTTGGAATCTTTGGTGGGCTTGAGCCATCAGCAATGGTGACGTTGTATTTGCTGGTGCCGTTTGTCAGATGATCAACGCCAAGCAGGTAAATATCAGACCAAAAGCCATCGGCCACAAGAGCCATGCCGCGCGGGTCTGGGCAGGCCGGACGGAACTTCAAATCCCACATCGAATAGGCGTTGATTTGCGGAGTGCTGTTGCCGCCTCCAGACGATCCGGAGTGGCCGCCAGGCGCGTAATGGAAGCCACCAATCTTGCGCGACCCCGTGACAGGCGGAGATGTAAAGCTTGATGTGGCCTGGATTGAGGAATCCGGATTGACCCAGATTGCATAGTCATTGCCGGCCGTGAGGGTCGGCATTGTGATGGCTGTATCTGATGCAAATGCGATAAGCTTTCCACCGACATCAACCAATGTGCCAGCTTTGATGCTTGCCGTCCCATTGCCTGTTTTTGTGAATGCCACCGCGCTCGGATCTAACTTGATAAAAATTCCAAGTGTTGATGGCAAGACTGGAAATGAACCGAATGTCTTGACGCCTGTAATTGTCTGATTTCCGCTGGTGACGACAACATCGGCCCCAAGTTTTGAACCAGTTGCAGCGCCTGCGCCGAGTTTGTCCGCCGTAACGGCTGCATTCGCCAGCTTTTGGGTTGTGACAATGCCATCCTGCAATGACTCAGCCCAGTCAGCGGATACACCCGGTTGGCTGGTTGCCACGTTTGCCAGGTTGTTGAGCAAAATCCAGAATTTTCCGCTGTGCAAAACGGAAGCCGGTTTGTTGAGTGCGCCAGAAAGTGTGTTCCAGTAACCCTTGAAGTTTGCGGCATCAAGTGCAGCCTCTGAGGCTATTTGTGTTTCCTCAAGACTGACGGCGGCCTTGGCTGCACTGACCGCTGCTGCGGCTTGTTTTGCATTGACATCGGCTTGCAATGCGTTGGCCTCCGTTGCAAATGTTGGCAATGCAGCCATGAATGCATCGGCCCGAGTTGCAAAATTTGCCGGGTCAGTTCGTGTGGGTGGTGTTGGCAGTGGAGTAATTGACATTAGATCAATCCTTCTATTTCAAGTGAACAAAATGATTTGTTTTGATATGCAATATCTATGGAAAAATCCCTGTAATAACCAAGCATCAGCATTGGCAAATAATCGTCTCCATCGGCTCCAATCCAAACTGATGGGGTGGCGCGAACATCCGCAAGGATTCTTTGAACTCGATTGATCTGCGCGGTATCAAGCATCAGCCGTGCACTCATTCGCTTGCTGTATGCCCTTTTGACAAATGTGGTAACGCCAAAATCATCGGTATCCTTACGGCTGTAATCTGTGATGCCGACATTAGCCCCATATTCGGCGTCCCCGAGAAAATAGAAAGTTCCAAAGTTGCACAGGCCAATTTGCACATCCGACCCGCCAGTCAATGTCAGCGTAATTTCTGAATTACTGAAAGGCGGAATATCAGTCATCACCACCTCTGATTTCTGGACAAAAGGCTCAAAAAAATACTGGTACCAGTCGGAAATAATTGTTCCATCGAGTGGGAAAGAATCTGAATAAATAATTGGGCCGCCCGTGCCATCCTTAACGGTGACGTCGAGCTGATTTCCAGTTAGCCCCATCAATGCCAGACTGTTGAAGATTCCAGGTTTGAACACCACAACCAGTGGAGATGGGGCAATCGTTGCCGTACTGATTTGATTGTCAAACATCGCGCACTTGTTGCACGGGCCAAGATCAAGCCATTTGGTTGCGTCTGTTCCAGGTGTGGCTGTGTTGGTGCTGACAAGGCTTATGAAAATATGGTTGATGGTTGTTCCGCTGTCGGTTACCGGATAAGTAACTTTGGCGTCTTTGGCGTAACTTGTTCCTGATACCCATGCCGCAGTGGGCTCTGGCGCAGTTGTGCTGACCAGCATGGATGGGTTGAATGGGGTTGGCTTAATGACTTTCATGCCCGTCCCTTATGCGGCTGCAACGGTTTGCATGGCATCACCGTCTTGAGTAACGCGCTCCCACAGGCGCTGCGATTTGCCGGTGTTGACTGCGGTGGCCCTTGCTTCGGCCCGGAGATCGGCGACTTCGGCTCGGAGCGTGCCCAGCTCTTGCACCATGGCAGCCAAGTAAATCGATTGATCGGCTGTGCCTTGTTGGCTGTAAATGAAGCTTGGCAGCGCACGGACACCCAGAGCACCATCGGCCATGCGCTCAAGTGGCATGACCGCCTCAGGCCCAGCCTCACCCATGACGCCAAGTTGGCCGCCATTGAACATGAACGGCGTTGGTGTGTTGTAGATGCCTTGACCGCCAAAGACACCGCCCGATGCAAAGCCGAAGAAGCTCAGCACCTTGCCAATGAGGCCGCCGCCGCCACTTGACTGGTTGACCACCACCGGATTAGCTGCTGTTTTAGCGGTAGAAGCGTCGATGTTTCTCAGGTAATCACGAATTGGTGCCAGGTAGTCCAGTGCAGATGCGGTGTTTTTTGACACGGCCATGAGGCCGTCATTGTTCATAAACACGAGTGCTTCAATTTGCTTTGCCGAAGCCTTCAGGGCGTCGGCAGTGTTGTCCATGGTTCCGCTGCTGTAGCTGCCAACCGTGTCAACCGCCGAATTCACAAGCTCCAACGCGCTGAGTTGCCCATCTCCATTGAGGTCAACGGACTGAATTAGTTTTGAGATTTGCTCATCGGTTGCAATTCCTTTTAGCCCTTTTGACAACTCATCAAATGTCAGTAGGCCATCGACATTTGAATCAAGTCTGCTAAATTCTTTGACGGTGGTTCGCGCAAGTGTGTAAACCTCCGAGCTGATGCTTTCGCCAACCAATCCGATTGTTTCCCGGATCGACAGGAGGGCGTCCAGCGTTTCTTGCTGGTAGCCCTTGACGGCTGGCAGCCCGGAAACCTCTGCGCTGACCTGCGCGACGATGGCCGCAAATTGCGCACCGCTGGTGGCCTGATTTTTGGCCGCTGCAATGTACTGATCGGCCATGCCCGTGATCGAGCCCAGGGCAGACTGATCATTGGCCCGTGCCAGATTCAATGTTTGCAGGTACTGTGTCCGCGCGGCAGACATCGACACCGAAGGTGAGCTGGTGCTGATCTTGAGCGCGGTGAGCCATTCGCTGATGCTCTTGCCGCTGGCCCGCAAGGCGTTGATTTTGGCTTCGGCCTCTTTTTGGGCGGCATCGGCGGTTGCCATGGCAGCCTTGGTGACCTCTGAAAATGCCGGTGCCAATTGCAGCAACACGGCATATTGCTGCCTGCCAACTTCGGTGTTGAGGTCTTGGGCGTCCACAAGGGCTTTGTAGGCATCCAACGTGCGAGGTAAGGCCGTGCCACCAAACGCCTGAGAAAACGCCTTGGTGAGCTGTTCCTGTGTCTTTGCCAGCCGCTCTTCCTGTGTGTAGATCGACTGGTAGTAAGCCGTGGTGAGCGTGGAAAACGCCTCTGTGCCGCCGACCAGATCGAGCAGCTTGCTTGCCGCATCAGCGCCCACGGCGCTGGTTGCCAAAAGGCTCTGGTTGAGGGTGCCAAGCACCTGATTGACCGCCATCAGGCTATTGCCAAGGCGGGCCAGGGTGACGGAGGCCAATTCGCCATCTTTGGCAAACATTGCAAGCGTTGCGCCATAGGCCGTTTGGGCCATGGCATCGCCAAAGCCCGTGATGGCCGCTGCAATCGCTTTTTCTTTGGCCGCATCGTCCAGGCCTTTGAGGCTGATGCTGATCGACTTGGAGAACCCGTTGACCGCATCGGCGCTCAGGCCGATGGCGCTGGCATAAGCCCGAGTGGCTGCGGTGGTCATGCCGACAGCGCCGTTGAGGAATTTTCCAAGCTCCGCATTGATGGCCGCATAGTCGGTACCGGATTTGTCGGATCGGAACCATCCGCCCTCTTGGTACCAGCGGCTGTATTGGCTCAAATTGGCCCCTGAGGCCGTGAACTGGCCCGACAAGCCGTAATCCTGCGTTTCCTTGGCTCCCATGCCAAATGCACGGTTGACCAGGCCGCCAATGGCACCGCCGATAGCCGCACCAATGGGGCCAGCAATGACAGCGCCAATGGCCGTGCCCGTGACGGTGGCAATGTTCTTGTTTCCGAATGCTGCGTATTGGCCGCTGATGGCCGTGCCAATGCCGTACCCGGCCAAAGCGCCACCGGCATACGATGCCGCAGTGCCCAGTGCGCCCGCCGAAGACATGAGCGAAGAGCCTGCCTGATTCAAAACGCCCGTGGTGTTGTTGACCAGCCAAGCGCCAATGTCCTGCGCAGCAAATGCCACCTTGTCGCCCAGCATGGCGAAACCACCGACGATGTTGTCGTACACGCTTTTGATGGTGCCGATCATGCCCAGCGAAGACCCGGAGACACCGGCTGCCTGTGCGCCAGACGCGCCAAAAGCGGAGGCCATGCCAGCGCCAAGCGGGCTGATGATGGCCTGAATCACGGGCCGCAAAATCATGGTCTTGAACATGTTGACGATGGTGTCGCGCATGTTTTTGGCGAAATCCTTGCCGGACTCAAAGCCGCGCATCAGCGCGTCCACGATGCTGTCGTTGATCTTGTTGGCTGTGCGCTCCCATTCATCGGCAGCTTTTTTGGCGGCTTTTTCGTTGGCGTCCAGCACCTCGCCATCTTTCATGGCCTTGATCAGACGTTTTTGCGCGTCAATGCGCGACTCCAGCGCCTTCACATAGCCAGGAATGACGTTTTCGGTGGCCTCAAGCGCGGCCAACTGGTTTTCCATTTCGGCCAACGTCAATTCGGCCAGAGCTGATTTTCCTTGGCCGTAGGTGGCGTTTGCCATTTCCTGAGATTTGGCCTGCGCTTCAATGGCATCCACCTGTTTCCAGGCTTCACCCAAAGTCTTAGCCATTTCGTCATTGATTTGTTTTTCCAGCTTGGCCCGATCCTCAGCCGCTTTTTTCATGAACGGCTGTTGTTCCAGCAGAAGGCGCTGCGCATCGGTCAACTGGTCAACCGTCAGCTTGCCCGCTTTGTAGGCGGCATTGAGGCTGTTCCATTTTTCAAGGAAATCACCCGACAAACCGCTGTCCACCTGCGTCAAGCTGGAATAGAGCTTTGCGCCGCTGTCGGCCAGCTTGGCTGCCTCTTCGGCCAGCTTTTGCGCAGCCTTGGCCGCTGCCTCTTGCGCCTTGATATCCAGCTTGGAGGCATCCAACACAGGTTTTGCGGCTTCGGCCACCTTGGCCGTGGCCTCAATCTCTTTCATCCTGTCGCGCAGCCGCTGACCCAGCATCTTGTCATCAAACATGGTGGTCACCTCTGACCACCCGTTGGAAAACGCTTTGCCAGCCCGCATGAAGTTGCCTTGGGCCATTTCGTATGCGCCCAGGGCCAGGGTGCTGAGCGTGGTGATCAGCACACCAAACACCCGGATCAGGAATTGCGCACCATCGGCCACATAGCTCAGGCCAATGATGGCCGACTGCGTCCAGCGGGCAATGGTGCCGTCTTTGCTGAGTTTGGCAATTTCATCGCGGACGCCGCCGCTGCCATTCATCACATCCAGGAAAGCTTGAGTTGCCAGGTCAAGCGCGGGCACCATGCCCATGCTCACTTGTTTTTGCCATGCCTCACTGGTGGCTTTTGCGCGGGTCAGGTTATCGGTGAAGTTGTCCGCAGCCTCAGCCTGTGCTGTGGTGGTTTTGGCTTGAATCTCACCGGCCAGCGCCAGGTCTTTCATCATGGGCAGCAGCTTTGCTCCCTCTTTGCCAAAAATCGCCATGGACACGGCAGCTTTGCTTGCGCCGTCCTGGTATTCGCCCAGGGTGCGGGCCAGCAGCATGAATTGCTCATCCGGGGCCAATTTCTGGAATTCGCGCACATCCAGGCCCATAGCCTGCAATGCAAAACCAGCGCCCTTGCCTTCCTCTGTCACGCTGGTGAGTGAGCGCGTCATGCGGTTCATGGCCGCAGCGATGCTCTCAGCGTTTTGTCCGCTGTATTTGCCGACAGCGGCCAAGCCGCTCAAAGATTCAACAGTCACTCCCGCCTGGATTGCCAGATCATTGAGTGCAGCAGCGCTTTCGATGCTGCCCATGACCATGTTTTTTGCCCAATTGACGGACATGCCAATGCCCAGCAGTCCAAGGGCTTTGGTGGCGATGCCAGCGGCCAGCTCAATGCGCTTGGACATGCTTTGCGCCATTTGCTCGACCTCAGCGAATTTACGCTGCACATCGGCAATGTCGGCCATGAGTTTGATGTTGACGGCACCGGCCTGCATGCTCAGTGATCCTTTCGTGCGGCTTGCGCACGTGCACCAAAAATCGAGCGAACGCCATCAGAGACGGCTTGCCGGTGATCATTGGCGGGTTGTTCGATGAAGAATGGCGGGCAATCGACTTGCTGCGCATCCTGACTGGCGACAACGTAGGCCGTGCTGAGACGGCGCAAGGCCCGAGCCTCCCACGCCTGCAATTCAACCCCGGTGTTGAGCTGCCAAGCCATCAGGTCGGCATGAGACATGGGGATTGGCCCCATGGCTCCATGCGAGACCGGCCCAGCATCAAACAGGTAGCCAATGAGGTGCCCAGCCGCTCCAACGGGCGGCAAATCGGGAGTGCGTCCCGCATTCTCGATTTGCTGCATTCTGGTCATTGGTTTGTCTGTTGCCTTTTCTGACTTGAGGTTTTTGCTTTTTGGTTGAGGTGCCGTTTGAAGCCAAGCGGTCTGCTGTACGTAGACCGTCAGGTCATCAATCAGGCGCTCGTAAAATTTGCCCAGTCCCCAATGGCTTTGCCGACCTGATCGGCAATGAAGCCAATGGACGGGTCGTTGTATGCGGCCTCAAATGCCGTGCTGTCGCCCTGGTAGGCCCAGCCGTTGAAAGACACGGTGCAAGCGGCCAGGAATGCTGCGTTTTCGCGCTGTTGCTCATCGGCGCTCAGCTTGACCTTGCCCTTTTTTGCCATCCGATCCAGCATGCGCTGGGTGCGCTGGGAATTGGCTTTCTGGTACGCCTTACTGCCAGGGCCATACACGGTGACGCTCAAAGGCTTACCGTTGCCATCCAGCAGCGGTTCATCGTTGCCATTGAGCAGTTCGAGGGTGAATGTGTCTTTGGCGGCCAGGGTGGTGATTTCAAACATTTTTGGTTTCCTTTTGCGGGGAGTTGATGAGGTCATGGGAAATTGCCCTTACTTGGCCCAGCCGCTTCCCGCAAAAGAAGCGAACCGGGCCAAGCAGGTGCACGGAGGGGCTTAGGCAGCCAACGACTCAACCACGCCAACACCAGCGCTGTTGGTGGTCAATTCCAGGGTCATGGTGGCGCTGGTCACGCTGTCCACGGAGCCAACGCCCACCTTGAATGACATGACTTTGGCTTGGAAGTAGTACTTGTCACCGTTTTGGGTAGTGATGACAAAGCTGTAGTCGTTGTCAGACAGTGCGCCTGCCTTGGCAAGGATTTGGCCCGCATCGTCGGTGTCCAGGCCAAGCTGCACATTGATGGAGCCTTCGTTGAAAGAGCCTTTGAGCTTCACCGTGCCGCGCGAACCGATGGGGTTGTGCGTGATCAGGTTGAATTCGCGGCCAAACTCACCCAGGTCGGTCACTTCACCAACGGTGGTGAACGTCAGGGCGGTGTAGCCAGCGGCATCAAAGGTTGCGGGTGCGGCAGCGCTGATTTTCAGCGAGGTACCGGCAGAGGAACGAACGGTCATGATTTTTTCCTTTCGGGGTTAATTCAACAGGTCAAGAATGCAAACTCCGGTGCCGTCATGGCGGGCATTGGCGATGCGGTAGGTGCCAGCAGCGGGGCCGCTGATCACCACAAGGCTTTTGCCCTCAGGCTGTGCCGGGACGCTGGCCGATGGCAGCGTGAAGGTTGGCGATGTGCCAGCCGTCACGCCGAAGCCATCGAGACTTGCGCCCCGGTAACCGGGCTCCATGACACCAATGACCGTGACCCCATCGAGCGTGGCCGTGTCGGCCAGCTCGTTCGCATTGAAAAATGGGCTCAGGTCTTCGGTGAACATGGAGCGTTTGCTTTCCGTCAGACTCAGGCGGTGATGGCGTCCACCATGGTGGCGAACGACTCAGCGTGACGGATGGCGACATCAACGTCTTGCAGGGCCACCACGCGCACGGTGCCGCTGGTGGAGCCGCTGTAAGGATCAACCGTCAGGTCGAGGCCGCCCCACATGCCAATCAGCAGATCGGCAAAGTTGCCGAAGATGATGGCCGACAGGTCGGTGCCGTTGCCTTTGGTCAGGTTGGAGGGCACGGCATTGGTGATGCCAGCGCGGTAGCCATTCAGGGGCATATCGCCTTGCTCGAACACAAAGCCATTCTGGTTGTTGGCTTTGGTAGTGCCCTTGAGCTTGCCGCGAACCTTGGCGTTGGTCAGGTAGCCCATGGAGCCGACATCGGCGTTGGCAACGGCCACATCGGTTTCGAGTTCGATGATGTTGGCCCAGGTCGGTGCGGCACCGTCAGCACCACCGGCAACGCTGGGGGTGATCAGGGTCAGCAGGCCAGACGGCTGGTTGTTTTGGCCGGTACCGCTGATGGCGGCTTGCTGGATGGCGAGACCCAGCACGGCGGCCAGATCGCGCTGCACAAAGCCTTCAACGTCGATGCTCGATTGCTTGAGCAGTTGGCGGCTGATGTCGGTGAAAGCGCCGACAGTCTTGGCCTGCATGGTGACCTGAGCGATGGTCTGTTGGCTTTCCGTGGGTGCGCCAGATTCGGCCACCCAGTAGGCAGTCGCGCCACCGGATTGCTTGGGGATAGCAATTTTGCCGACCAGGCCAGTCAGGAACTGAGCGCCCAGGCCGTCGATGACCATGGCGTTGCGCAGCAGCTCGATGAAGTTGCCAGACAGCAAGCTGGTGGCAACCAGGTTACCGCCAGCCGTGGCCGTGGTGACGTTGAGATCACGCTTTTGCACTTCAAACGGCACCATGAAGCCGCGCGATTCTTTGCCCAGCACTTTGGCTGCGGCATCAGAGCACTCGCGCTCGAAAGAGGCGGCGCGTTGGGCGTTGGCGTCTTGCGGATTGGCAAGGGCGTTGAGGGCGCGAAGGATGCTGTATTCCTTGACCTCTTTGCCGCTCATGCCGATGTCGGCAGTGGGTACGCCTTTTGTGGACAGCTTGTCCAGGGCTTCGCGTTGGAATTCTTCCACGGTCAGGCCGCGCTGAATTGCCGACATTGCCAGCTCAGCGCCACCAGGAATGGTGGCAGCGATTTTGGAGATTTCGGAGGCGTGGTTGCGCTCTTCGGTGGTGGTGACTTTCGTCATGGTTTTTTCCTCAGAAGTTGATGGAGGGTTGATTTCGGGATTGATTTCGGGATCGGTTTCGGGGTCTGTTTCGCCTTCGGTGCCGTCACCGGCTTCGACTTCGACTTCGACTGAAACGCTGATTCCGCGCTGGTCGGGTTCGGCACTGCGGCCAACACCGACCGATGCGTCAGCAGGAACGCTGACAAGGGAGACTTCAAAGGGTTCCCAGTCGGTCACACGGTAGGTTTCCACACCTTCCACGGTCTCAACCAGTACGGCTTTGTGAATCATGTAGCCGACGCTCACGTTTCGGCGGATGCCTTCACGAACGTCTTGCCACACTTCCTCTGCACGAACGCTTTTTCCAAAGCGCACCACGGCCCGAGCTACCCGATCAGCGCCGATTTCGACAGATTCAACGACCCCGACAACATCTCTGGTGTCGTGATCCATAAGCAGGTTTGCGCCACTGCGCAGACGGCCTTGGCGCATGCTGGTGGAGCTGACATCGAGAATTTCGACGCCCCACCAGCGCTCATACGGCGTTTCGCTGGCAAAAGCCAGGGTTGCCGTGCGGGCCTCTTCGTCAATGGCTTGGCGCTCGACCACAAGGGCACGCTCACTGCGGCCCTTGTTCAGGTGGCGCTCCATGTTGGGAGGAATGTTTTTGCTCATGTGGTGACTTTCGGTTTGTTGGCGTGACATCGACAAGGCAAAAATGTCACGACCCGGTGCCGCTGCCGGGTGTTGGTTGAGGTGCGGCAGCGGTTGCCGAAGTGGCCCCCGGTAGCGAGTCGTAAGCCGTCATGGGAACGCCATACTCACTCGCCAGCTTGTGCGCGTCTGCAATTGCTTTGAGCGTGTCTTCAAAGTCGTAGCCCTGAGCAGCGCAAAGGTCTTGCGGGCTCATGAGGCCCGCTTTGACTTTGAGGATGTTGGCTTCGGTGTCGTTTTTGGGATCGACCCAATCCCAGCGCCGAGGCATCCATTCATGACGCGAAAACTTGTCCAGCTTTGCCAATGGCAATGGTGAGCCGTTGGGCATGACCACGGCACCAGACAGCAGCGCCATTTGCAACCAAGCGCGGTAAATCGGCTCCATGAAACTGGCGATGAACCATTCCTGATCGGCCATCCAGCGGTCTCGCTCTTCCAGCGTCCCAGATCGGATGGAGCTGAATGAAACTCCTTCCAGGTCATTGCCAAGCGAGTGGTAAGCGACACCCCATCCGCTGGCGATGCGTTGCAAGGTGGTTTTGACAAACGGCCCGAAGTTTTCAGACGGGTATTTGCTGTCAAGCTGTTTGATGTCGGTGCCAGCCGGGATCGTGTCAAAGTATCCGGGCAGGCTGGTGGTGACAGTCTCGCCGCCTGAGTCAACGCCACCAATGGGCGCTTGGCCGTCTTGCGTGACAAAGAAGCCATAGTGGTTGGCTCCATGCTCAGCGGCCAGCAATGCGGCCAACTTGAAGCCGCCCAGGTGGTGCAGACTGAGCATGCCCGGTGCCATCCATGGGATGCCGCGCAATTGTTCGCCGCGCTCGACCTTGAATGCGTGGATCACATCTTGCATTGGCAGCCGGATGCGCTGGCGGTTGCTGTTGGCACCGTCATTGGGGTGCGCAGCAAAAATGTGCAGGGCTACCGGCCTGCGGTAGGTGTCAACTTCAACGCCCATGATGACCGTGTTGGGGCCGTAGCGGCCATTGAACGTGGTGTCAATGCGGTCAACGTCAATGATTTGAATGGCGAAATTGAATTTGTTGCCAGCATCGGCACCGCGCACCAGGCGCACCAAAAATTCACCATCGCAAGTGAGGCCGCCAGTCAGCGTTTCGCACATGTCGCGGAAATGCTGATGGCCGGTCAGATCGGCCACATACTGCCATTCGCGCCACGCCGATTCGATTGCCATGTTGGCAAGTCGATCCGGTTTTCCGGGACTGTCTTCAATGCGAACCTGCAAGCGGATGCCAGCGGGGCCGATGATGTTGTTTTGCACCATGTCGCGGAATTTGCGCGCATAGTCGTTGTTGTTCGCCAGGTCGCGGCCACGGGCGCGAAGCCTGTCCAGATCGCCGCGCAGCTCTTCATTGATGGATTGCTGAGTGCCAAGCCAATCGGCTGCCAGTCGGTCAATCCGGGCCGCCTGGAAACGGCGCACCTGCATGGTGGATTGAGGTGAACGGCGAACGCCATTCCAAATTCGGGCCAGTAAATTCATTGACCAAACCTCACATAAACACGGCTGTTGTCAGGCAGGCCAGAGGCAATGCGGCCAGCCTGTTCCTCTTTGCCAACCTCAATGCGCAAGCGGTCACGGTGCGCCCAAAGTTCGGGTAGCGAATACCGCTTGAGCTTGCGCCCCTGAATCTCATATTCGGAGGCGGCAAGATTGGTGGAGTTGGAGAGATAGGCTTCGACAGCCTCAAGCGCCTTGCGAGCTTGACTTCGGTTGTCCAGCGTGTTGCCCGAGAAACTTGGCTGCACAGTGATGCGGCCTTCGCCCACCGTGAACACATCGCCAGCCTTGGAGGCCTGAGCCCGGTAGTCGTAGACCCCGGAAGTCCATTGGCTTGATGTGGCCGCCGATGCTTGGATCAGGTGTGAATCACCGCTGGCCGTGCTGGTCAGCGTGATTTTTGAGGCGGCATTGATGAGGATGTAGGTGATCACCCAGCCCTGACTGGCCGGGTAATCCGTCAGGGTTTTGAGCCAGCGTACTGTGTCACCGGCATTGATGGATGATGGTTCGATTGTTGAGATTTCTGGCATGGTTGGCGGACGCAAAAGCGCCAGGGTTTCGCCAACTGTGCCGATGGATGTATGACATCAACAAGGCAAACGATGTCACACGCCACCATCAATGATGCGGTAAATTTGCCGCGATGAAAGCTGAAATTTACGCTCTAAGTACGACACACGCTCACCCGATTGGTGCAGCCGCCTGATTTCTTCATTTCTTTGGCTGGTGCCTTCGCCAGGACGCCTTGCCACATAAAGCCGGTCACCTCCAAAGACTTCGCGCACCTGTTTTTCTGCCGCTTCAATGATGGCCTTTTCAAGGCGTGGCGTGAGGGCCAGAACGCACCGCAAGGTGTATTCCACAACATCATCGGTGTGCCTGACCGAATGCAGTGCATCAAAGTCAATCACGGCATGCTCTGTGGCCTGATTTTTGGGAGTGCGCGGGGTTGTTGTCTTCACCATATTCTTGACTGCTGATTGGGTCGGCGTGTTTGCCGGTTGAGGATGGGGTTGTTTTTTTGCGGTGCTGGCTGCGGAGCTGGTGCCTCTAAGGCCTCAGGCATTGCGGGCACTTCGGAGCTGGTCTGTTTTCCGTCCAGATAGGCTTCGATCCGATCCCAATCCGTTTTGGTTGCCCTGTGCAATCGAAGCTCAGGATGGTGAGCGGCTGCAAACGCATAGACCCACGTGTCAAGCGGCTCATTTCGAGCGCCACGGCGGTTTTCAAATCGGTTTTTGCTGGGGTTGTAGATTTCGCCCACCAGGCCGGTGAAGAACTCCGGTTGAAGCTGGTCGCTGAAATGCGTCATGCGGTCTTCGGGTTGCTTGTCGGCATCGGCGCTCAGGCGGCTATAGAGCCAATGCTTTGCACCCACGGTGCCCACGTGATAGACCATCACCCCTTTTTTGTCGCTTCGGCCCTTGAAGTCAATGTCGTGCAGCTTGCCTTTGCTCAGGATGGGCGCATTGTTTGGCACCGCTCCAAAAATCGCCATGGGCCGCTTGACGCGCCTTTGGCGCACAAAGTTTTTAACCGCCTCAGTCCTGTGGCCGCCAGCGTCTTGGCACATGGCCTCTACACGCATGGTGCCGCCGCCTTCGCGCTCAATGGGCCGGTTGAGCAGATCGGCCAATGACGCCCACACGGGTTCATCGGCTGGATCGCCTGGAAGCTCAATGTAATCCAGCGTCCAAAACGACAGGCCACGCCCCCAGCCAACAATGTGCACGGCCAATCGGTTGTCTTGCGTGTCCACGCCAGCCGTGACCACCAACGCGCCGCGCGGAGCCACGCGCAATGGGTAGGCTTCGGCGCGGTCTGCAATGGCGTTATGACGCACGGCCCGCATGGCCGCATCCTCCCAGGGCTCAGCAAGCCGGTCATTGATGAATGTCTTGAGCCGCGCGGGATCGTTTTGAATTTCTCGCCAGGTCTCGACCAGATCGGCCCAGCGTGGCCCAAGGCCAAATTGGTAGTAGAGGCAGTTGATGTGGTAGCCGCGAATTTTTGAGCCGGGATTGGTTGGCCGCCATTCACCGGCCCGGATCATGCTGGTTTTGTGGTGTTCATCAATTTGTGCGCCGCACTCCTGACAGGTGTACCAAACCTGTGAGCCGTCAGTGCTCCAATGCAGGCCACCCCATTCCAGGTGCTGCATGTGTTCGCAATGCGGGCATGGCACAAAGTACCTGCGCTGATCGCTTTTGTTCCAAAGCGATTCAATGCGGCTGATGCCTTTGATGGTGGGTGTGCTGATGTAGAGGCGTTTGTAGGTTGAAGGGAATGCGCTGGTGCGCCCCTCCAGCATCGCCAAAGGATCGTCGCCACCGGACAGGTTGTTGCTGAATTCGTCAACCTCATCCACGATGAGTTTTTGCACCGTGGTCGATTTCAGGCGGCTTGGGCTGCCTGCGTGTTCGATGTAGAGCTGCCCGCCCGCAAAGTCTTTGAATGTCCGGGTGTTGGATGAATCGCGGCTGGCAACGCTACTCAGTGCGCGTTTCATGGCCGGTGTCTCTTCAATGGTCGGGGTGAGCTTTTGTGACACCCATTTATTCATCGAGACTTCGCCAGGAAGGCAAACCATGATCGGGCCGGGGTCGTGATCCATGGTGTAGCCCAGCGAATTCACGGCCACCTCTGTTTTGCCAAACTGGATGGGGAACATCAAAGCGGTGTCATGCACGGCACTGCGGGCGCTCATGCAATCCATGGGCTCCCTGAGCGGTGGATTGTTTTCGGTGACCCATTGACCGGCCTGTGCGCTGCCCTTGCTGGACAACCTGCGCTCAAGGTCTGCCCATTGGCTGACCGTCATGGGCTTGCGCGGTGCAAGCGCACGGGCCAAGGCCTTGAAGCCAGCAACGCAAGGGTTTGCGAATTTGACCTGATCAAACATTTTCAGCCTCACCGGCCATGCGGTTGAATTTGTCGGCCAGGTCAAGCAACAGGCGCTCGACCTGATCGGCCAGCGTGGCCCTGATAGCGTTTTCGTCTCGCCCGACCAGTTGCGGTGGCAATGTGGCTGTCCAGGCTTCAAGCCTGCCGCGCAGTGTTGCACCAGCATCGGCAAACGAGGCCACCACCTCTGTTTTCTCCATCAGTTCACCGGCCTCTTTGCGCCAAGAGGCATGCTCACGCTCAGCGGCCCAATGCTCACGCTTGGCCTTTGCGGTTTGAAAGTCGTATGACCTGCCGCCCTGCCTTGCGTCTTGCTCTTCGCTTGGCTCTGTGGCTGCCTCTTCATCGTCACCAGTGGTGGCAGCATGGCCGGTCATGGCTTGTGCGCCACGCGCATTGGCATGCCGAATGGCAACGCCCGATTTGGATGGATCGCGGGTTTCTGCAATCCGTGCAATGCTTTCGGCAACGCGCACCCGCTTGCCGTCATCGGTCAAGACAAGTCGCCCTTCTTTTTTGAGCTGATAGGCATACGTGCGCTTGCATCCGATGTATTCGGAAAACTCAGGAACTGACAGCGTTTCTGGTCTTGAATTCATTTTGCTGTAGCCAATGCCTTGTCAATTTCCTGATAAAGGATTTGGTTGAATTTGGCTTCGACCACCGGGCCTGCAATGGCCTCCATGTCCAATTTCTTTTCGTACTTTGCGGGCGTGTCTTCAAACACGATCACCGGGATCAACTTACCCGGCCCCCCTGAGCTTCCTGGAATGCGCCGCCAAATTCCGAGTGGCGCGTTTTCCCAGCCAGCACCACGGGGGACGCCGAAGAACAGTTGCAGTGGCTGGCCTTTTTGGCCTTTTCTTCGGTTGGTACCGCCAGCGCCAATTCGCCGCGCAAGGGCCGCGCTGAGTTGCCCGTTTTCTGCTGCATCTTTGAGCTTGGCAATGATGCCGCGCGGGATGTTTCCAAAGGCATTGAGTTGGATGTTTCCGGGCAACCTGATGCCAGCTTCATGCGGGTCATAGATGCCGCCAGACTCTTGCATTGCCAGGTACTTGGCTTGGATTTCTTTGAACCCCACTTCGGCTACCAGCTCTTCGCGCGTGGCCCGTTTGGTGTAAGTGCCGTTTTTGGTGAATGGTGTTGGCCGGTCAAAGGCCTTGTCCAGCTCGCCTGGAATCGCTTTTCTGACTTCAACGGCTGTCTTGGTCAGGGCGGATGCAACCGCGAACTTGACCTGTTTGAGGCTGGTGGCCATGGCGGCTTTGACTTTGGCGTCATTGACATCAACTTTGATTTTCATGGCTTGCTTTCAGTTTTTGGGGCCGTGGAGGCACTTTTCTCAATCAGGGCATCCAACCCCTTGGACAACTCTTTTTCATCGCCTGTGAGCGTGATTTGCATGGCCCTGAGGCCGGGGAACAGGTCTTGTTCCTGCAAAGACTTCACCAGATCGTGCAATTCAGGCCAGGACTTGACCACCTCTTGAAACTTTTTGGCGTTTTCAGGGGTGCAACGGATCAAGGCAGTTTGTTTTTTTCCATCCATCTTTCTTTTTGTGCGGTATGTGGGGTGTGAAGTGCGGTATGGCCGATGACGTAAGTGGTTGATTTGATTGGTGTGTGCGGTATGTGCGGTATGTGCGGTATGGGTACACACATGCACATGCACACGCACACGCATGCACACACATGTGCGCCTGTGCGTCCGTGTAAGGATTGATACCGCACATACCGCACAAGCCTTGAAAATCAATGGTTTGATGGCGCACGTGATACCGCACGTGATACCGCACATACCGCACAGATCAGGCCGAGACAGGGTGCATTCGGTCATCGCCCGACACCTCCCATGCCCTTGAAGTCCTTGAGCGCCATCTTGAAGACGCCAACCCGCTCACCAATCCATTCGCTCTCACCCCTGCCTGGTGGCAGCTCGTGCCCGCCTTTGAGAAAGGCGATGGCCGATGGCCCTTTGAGGCCAGATTCACTGTCGTAGCGTTTGCGCTCCACCGCCGCCCCATGCTTGCGCTTGAGGGCATTTGCAAACCGTGGCTGGTTGAGCGCTTTGAGGCCAACACGACCACACCATGCGTGGTACAGGTCAAACAGGTCTTGGCTCAGGCATGGCGACAGCAGCTTGGGGGTGTGTTTTCCGGGGAAGCCTTCGACATCGCCAGCCTCAAAGGCCAGCATGAACCGGCTTGGGCTGTCCAGGCTCAGGTCAATCAGCTCACGTTTTGCATCGGTCATGGGCGGCAGCGTGGCCGCATTGAAGTCGCCCAGGTCAAGGTGCAGCAGATACTCATGCAGGGCCGCCACGCCATCACCATCAATCTCAGCCTTGACGCCTGCATAAAACTCACGACTGAGCTTTTCGGGCGTCCAGATCACCGCATGCCTGCGGTCATCCTCTTCCAGCACCACTGGCATGGCCTCATTCGACAGGAAAACCATGTTCACATGGTTTTTCTCTTCGTAGGCCGCCATGTTTTTGGGGTTGATCCGAATCCACTCCCCGGTGATGAATGCCTTGAGCTTGTTTTTGATGTGGTACAGGTCAGACCGTGCCACCACTTCATCGGCAATCAGGAACAGTTTTCGACTGGCCCAGTCGTTGAATTTGTCTTCAATGGCCGACTGATCAATCACACGGCCATAGGGGCCGTATATGCCCATGATGGCCTCAAAAAACATGTTCTTTCCGGTGCCTTGAGGGCCATGGATCACCAGCGTTGTTTTCATCTTTGCGCCGGGATGCTGGATCGGGTAGGCCAGCCATCGGATGCACCACTGGAAAAGCTCTTCGGGTCTGCTATCGCCTGCGCACATGTAGCGCAGCAAGTCCAACAGGTTTTCGCAATTGCCTGACTTTGGCGTGGTCGGCCATCCTGACCACAAGTTGCAATGAATGCTTGGATCGGTGCAGGCCGGGTCAAAGCCTACCTCTTGCACTCGCACCAAATGCCGGTCTGGATGCTCAGCCCATGACCGATGCAGCTCACGGGCTACACACGCATCGCGCATGTCGCTCAAGGCGACAAGGCAATGCTCCTGGTGGTCAAACACCGTGCCGCCTTGGCCGTACACCAGCGAAAAGCGCTCCAACAACTCATCCAGTGAATCAATGGGCCTGAGGGGCTGTTTTTCCGCGCTCCCCTCCCCCTGTGCTGTGCTGTCACGCGCAGCGGCTGGGCCAACCGTCCACCCCAATTCCGAGATGCGGCCTTGCACCTGAGCGCGGACAACATGCAGGCCTTCGGCCAGGTGCAGGTCATTGAAGTCAGTGATCTTGATGCCCTTGGACTCATAGGCTTCGCGCCTTGCCACTTCGTCAGCGAAAACGGGAGCAACGTATGCGCCGCCAACCTCAAGCGCGGCAGCACTTGCGCATGTCACGCCCGGATTGCCCTGACTGAAAACGTCATCGTCGGCGCAGATCAGCATGCGGGTTTTTTTGTACCGCTTGCGAAGTGCCGCGGCCACGGGTGCCAGGTTGCCTGCGTCAAACGCCACGGCCACCGGAATGCCTGTGGCCTCATAGAGGCTGGCCGCTGTGGCGTAGCCCTCAGCAATCAGCATCAACGGCCCAGGCATGCCGATCAGGTGGAAGTGGGCTTTCTTGATCAGGCCAGCGGGCCAGAATTCCTTGCCCAGTTTGCGCTGGCCGTTTTGCTTGCCGCGAATGATTTGCAGGCCATGGATGTTGTTGGCCGTGTCCAGCATGGGAATGACCATCGAGCCATTCGGACTGAAACGGATGCCGTGCGCTCCCACCCCCTTGCGGTGGAGGTAATCGCAATCGCCATCTTCAACGCATTTTTTCCAGGCTGCGGTGGCCCTTCGTGCCGCCCGCTCCGCATCGGCCTTGCGCACCAGTTCGGCCCGCTTGCTGTCTTCGGCCAGTCGCCTGCGAAGGCTGGCCCGTTGCTCTTGGCTGATTTCGGACTGGCGAATGTCGATTTTGACGGCGTTGTTTTCGGCTCCGCGCCAAATGCCATAGCTGCCAACGATCAGGTCATCGCCGTTTGCCAGGCGCATTTCATGCACGTGATACCAGCCGCGCTTTTCGCGCGTCCCTTCGACCCGGCAGCGGGTGAGTTTGCCGACCTCAAGGGACTGGACATCCAGGCCCGCTGAGCGCAGTTGGCTCAGCACATCATCGTAGTTCGACGCCATCAGTAACTTGCGCCTCGACTGACTACAAAGC